CAAATACTGGAATTTTATCTCCACCAACATCAAAGTCGTGGTATGAACCTTTCTTGTATGTGTCGTAATTAGGGATACCTGTTTTACCAGTTTTTCCTTCTTTAATATCTTCTCTTGTCCATTGTGGTTTTTTACTCTTATCTAAACTTCCAACATTAGTAGGATAGCCTGGAGATAACTTCTTTATCGTTCCACCTCTTGCTAAAAATTCTTCTACGGTTTCTTTTTTCATTTTTTCCCTTTAAAATATTTATCTGAATACCATTTATAAAAAGTCTTATCACTAAAATATTCAACTATCGCAGGAGCAGAAACTTGGTCACTTCTTATACAATCTGCAACATCCTGATAATCTGTTATATCTACTTTATGTTGTTTCTTACTTTTTAATTTAGCTAGTGCCATTAGGTACCTTTGATTTTTTTCTGTCTTTAATGACTCGTCCATAATTTGGCCATCCGAATTTATCAGGACTTTCGTTGACATATCTCCAACGGATTACTCCTGTTGACGGATTCCTTTCATATATTTTTCCTAGTTGTTTTTTTGTTTTCGCCATTTCCAATATCCTTTTAACCACTCGTTATGTGGAGTGTCTCCTTTATCTCCGTGTAATCTATTTTTTAACTTCGTTAATTTATCTATTAAATAGTTTATTATTTTTATCATATTATCATCCTATCAGCTTTTCGCAAATTTGTCAAGCAGACGATTCTGTCTATAAAAATATACATCACCAGCTAAAGTTCCCTTGGACCAAAAAACTTCACCTACTACTTTCATACCTACTTTATCATAAAACTTTTTGGCTCTTTTATTATCCCTTCTAACCGTGAGCCATACATCTTCATTTACGAAATCTACAAATCTTGCAAACACATCAACAACACTACCATCCTCACCTTTAACAATTTCTTGGATAACTATATCACCCATTTTTGCTTGAACATTACCAAGTTTTTGCTTTCTCTTGTACTTATTATAAGTGATGACTACTCCTGTATCATACACCACCTTACCTTCTTCAATCTTATTCTTTAAACTATCAAATCTTAAATAAGGAAATACATCCCTATGTTTTTTAAATATATTTTTAATTGTATCAAAATCTTCTAGTGTAGCGTGTTTCATATTTTATTCTTAATCATATAATCAATATCTTCTGGTCGTGGTCGTTTACCTACTAACCACATCATAGTTTTTTCATTCTTATAATCTATATTCTTTAACAACCAATCATAAGCTTTTGCTTCGTAAATATCATCAATATACTCTCCTTCAATTTTAAAATTCATAGCTTTTGAATAAGGAGACTTATGTGCTACCATTTCAAATGGATGATAATTTTTTACATCATCATTATAAACATCTTTAAAGTAACCATCAATTTTCTTTTCTCTCGTTGGACCCACACATACACAAACAATACGCTTTACTTTCTTGTTAAATCTTTTAAGTCCAATTAAAATTCCTGAAGTTTGTATTGCCACACCTGTAGGAATAATAAGATTATCTAACTCATCTGGAATATTTTTTACTTGTTCTGCTGTTGCCTCAAATATTTCTTTTGGATTTGTCTGCATTAACTCACCCATTTCAATAGGAAGATATCCAGTTTCTTTAGCTATATCTCTCATCCTAGCGTGGATAACATTAGTCATTCCGTGACCAGCTACAATTCTAATTTCACACCCATAATATCTAGTCAATCTCATTTGAGAAAGTTTATCTAAATTTGCTGGTTTAGTTCCACCCACGGCCGCAATACACTTTACACCATATTTCTGTGCCACCTTACCTATGTTTGCTGATTGTGGAGAGTGAACCGAGGCAGCAGTTATTACTCCATTGTTATGTTTGTTTCTTATATCATCTATTTTAGTTTCAAACAACTTCAATGCCTGTCTCACCTTACCACCATTAACATTGTAATCTCCAAATGGTTTATAAAGGTCATCCCTTTTCCAGTGCATACCTTCTCTAAAATCTACTGGTGTTAACATAGCAAAGCTCTCACTTGTTCGTTAGCAACTACATCTATTACTAAATGAGTTCTCCAATCTCTACCACCATTGATTGCTTTATGTGGTTTTCTTATATCCAAATACCAACAATGTCCTTCTTCCATATTAACAATTGTTTTACTTCCTGTTGTACCCCAGCTTGTAAACTCTACATCTGGATTGGTTACAATAGGAATATGTATTCTCATTAATCTTCCATCTGCTATTCCTAGGTCTGGGTCTACTTGGTCTGTATGTCTTTCAAGTTCTCCTCCACCAGGTTTTAAATTCATAAATCTAACTCGGTGTATTTCTGTGTCAAAACAATCCAATATCTTTTCAACTAATGGAAACTCTTTTCTCATTGCTGTATCTTGTAATTTAAATTCTTTATCTTTATTTTCTTCTTTCCACTTCTTATTCATTTCTACTGGTTTGGTAATAAATCTCCAATCATCTGTATAACCTCTTAATGAAATAGCACTCCAAGCTCTTTCTTTATTATAGTTAGAATAGTGATTGGTAAACTCTAACGCTTTCTCATCTAATTGTTTTTTAATCTTTGGTACTAGTTCTGTAAAATCTAATTGTAATGGTTTTAATGTATATCGTTCATACTTTGGAACATTAGTGTGTTGTCTATCTTCTAAAATATGACCTGCGTTTCTAAAATAAACACCAACAATATCTGCAACTGAATTATATTTAACACCTACTTTTTTAAATTCTGCTTCATCAGCAATTGCTTTATCTTCATTATTCTCTTCATTAATGAATAACCATATGTTTTTATTATTATAATAGTCGTCTTCTGTTAATGCTGTAATAATATTTTTTCTATCATAGTCGTCTGTATAACCTAAATGTTTAATGTGTATGTCTCCTACAAGTTTAGTACCTATAAGTACTCCTGGAAACATCCATATATTTACTTTAGATTTTACTTCTTCTAAATGAATAAGTCCTTTTCCTAGTAATTGAATATTGTCTTTACTCAATGCTTCAGCAATGTTGTTCTTTTTAAACTTACTTAATTCGTGTTGAGCGTATTTGTTATAACTTTCAAATAGACCTTCTAATTTTTTTAGATAGTCTATTTCAAAACCGTGTTGCCAAGGTTTTAGATTTTCATTGGTTTGTTTGCTTGAGTCCGTTTCTGATACCTTCTCCACTTTTTCATCTCCTTTTCAGCTTTTTTATATGCCATATCTAATTTCATTTTACTAACTTTCATTGGCATTAGAATACCTGCTTGATGGTCATATTCGTGTTGGCATACTCTACTCATCATACCATCTAATTGTGCTTCTTTTAAATCGCCATTTTCATCTTCATATTTCATAACACATTTTCTTGGTCTTTCAATGTTTATAAACAAGAAAGGAAAAGTCAGGCAACCTTCCTTCATCATAACTTTGTCTTCACTAGTAGATAATATTACAGGATTAAACATTGAAAGTTTCATTCCATTTTCAATAGTTTGGTGGTCACCTGCAACAAACATATTAAATGGTAGTCCTATTTGTATTGCACTTAAACCTATACCGCCATATTTGTGCATAAGTTCAAACATACTATCTGCTAATTCTTTTCTATCTTTAAGACCAAACTCTTTAAGTAATTCATCTTTGTAAGGTAGCACAGGTTGTCGTAATCTATAATCTCCTGGTGGTAATAATTCTTTCTTAAAAGTTTTAGGATTAACTCCTTCTCTAATTTCATATGGAGCTTCATCTGCTTGTTTCTTTAATTTTTCTTTAACAATAGCTGGAGATGTATCTACCCACTCACCTTCTGTTCCATCAGGAGTACCTTCTTTCAATTGTTTTTTTGCTTGTGCCATCATATCATCTTTAAATTTTTCTTCTTCATCTACCGTCATTGGTCTTCTTATTTCTTTTTTAGACATTTGCTAACCTCGTAAAATTCTGTACCTTCTCAAATTTAATTATATTGGTAAACTTATCAAACATTATATCTCCTTTATGTGATATTATAAAGATGTTTTCTTTTGTTAGTGTTTTAATAATTTTAAAAAAATCATCTGTTCCTTGTCCATCTAAACTACTATCAAATATTTCATCTAATATTAGTAAGTTTGTATTAACACTATTCTTCATCTTTGCAATACTTCTCCAAGTAAATAACAATGCAAGGTCTATTCTCATCTTTTCACCTTCACTAAAGTTATTATAATTAAAGGAATCCATATGACGACTCTTTACCGTCTCTTTAAATTCTTCATCTAAATGAAACGATACAAAGAAGTCCATAGCTTGTAGATAGTTATTAATTAAAGTATTCATAACAGGTAAATATTTTTTAATAATTTGTGCTCTTGCTCCAGTATCATCTACTATCTGTCTTAATACATCAATATATTTTTTCTCTTCAATAATATTATCTCGTTGTATCTTTACTTCAACTAGTTCTTGTTTTAGTTTAACAATCTCTTCTTTTACATTGAAACCACCAGCATCCTCTACTGATAATCTATCAATCTCATCTTGTATTCTATCTGTATGTCTTTTAATCTCATCAACAGAAGTAGTTAATTTTGCAATATTAGTTTCAATAGTTCTAATTTTCTTTGAAACAGATTCTAATCCTAATACTTTTTCTTCTTGTTTGGTTATTTCTGATAATAGTTTTTTATAACCATCTTGTAATTTAAATACAGCATCCTTCTCATCATTAATTTTATGTTGTCTAAAATCAGTTTCAATTTCCTGTGTACAAGTAGGACAATTAGTATTATCTTCAAAGAATTTTAATGCCTTCTTATGTGTTTTTAAGTTCTGGTCTATCTTTGCTTCTAGTTTATGTAATTGAGTAAACTTATCTTTAGTCTTTGTCTTAACTAATAGTTTGGTTTCATTTTCTGCTAATTCTTTATTAAGACTTTCTATTCTAAACATATAATCTCTTTTATGACTATGTGCTTTTTCTATACTTTCTTTCTTAATTTCAATAGCACCTTTATCTCTACCTTGTAAATCATTATAATGTTGTTCTTGTAAGTTAACTTTGTTTTCAACCAAGTCTACTTGGTGTCTTAATGTGGTAATATCTTTTGTTAAATCATTTTGTTTACTTTTTAACAAGTAATTCATATTTTGAAATACTTTAATGTCTAATATTTCTTCAATTACTTCCCTACGATTCCTTGACCTCATCTTCATAAATGGTTCATAAAGAGAAGAACCTAAAATAACAACTTGACAAAATGACCTATAATTCAGTTTCATCATATTTTGTTCTAATTGTTTTTGATAGTCAATAGTACTTGCGTCTTGGTTAATTAAAATGCCGTCTTGGTATATTTCAAATATATTAGGTTTAATTCCTCTTCGTATTTTATATTTTTTAGGACCAACACTAAAATTTACTTCTACCATACAATCAGCATTATTAATAGTATTAACCATTTGTTCTTTCTTAATAATTCTAAATGGTTTATTAAACAAAGCAAAACATATTGCGTCTAACAATGTTGATTTACCTGACCCATTGATTCCAATAATTAATGTTGATGGTTTTTCTGCTAGGTTTATGCTTATAGGAGTATTGCCTGTTGATAAAAAATTCTTCCAAGTTATATTATGAAATACTATCATTTTTTCATTTCTTTATATGTTGTTTTATTATGAATAACAACCTCGGAATTAGTTTCAATCCATAATCTCGCACCACACTTTCTTGGTTTATCTGGACTATAAATCATTTCACTAGGACCAAGCATATCAACTTTACTACCATACCAAATCTTTCCATTTAACTCAACTCTACAAACTGGTAGTTTTGTTCCTCTTTTATTATTTTGTTGTATAATATTTTTGTTAATATGAATAATTGTTTTCACTACTTATCTTGTACCTCTTGGTAAAATTCTTTCATTATTGAGTTCATCCTCGCCTTATCTAATTCAGTATCTAAACTATTAATATAATTTTGTAAGAAGGTTAAAGTATCTTCTCCTTGGTCTACTATATTAATATCTGCTGTTGCATTAATATTATAACTATCTTCAATTATATTTACTTCATATGTGTTTATCTCATTATGTAATCTATCAATAAATTCACCAAATTGAATAGGGTCTGTTTTTTCTTCTACAATAACTTTAATATTACAATCGTTATATTTTGATATGTCTTTATTTGTATAACTTTCTTTTTTATCATTATACACTATCTTTCTAAACATACGAATAGGATTTGATATTCTAGTTAACTCTCTAGTATCTGTATCAAAAATATGAAAACCTTTAGGACATTTATAATCTGACCAAGTTATTTCATATGGAGTTCCTAAATAATATATTGTTCCATTGTCAGATTTTTTATGATAGTGTCCAGACATTACTTTGTCAAATCTTTTAAATTGGTCCATTTCTAAACCCCAATCATTATAATGTCCTTTGTGCATTTCAAAACCTTTAACTTCTAAATGACCTATACAAATTTGTGCTTGTGAATTATCAATTTCATATAAACTATCTTCTTCTGTTTCAGGACTTATCCAAGGTAAGAATAATATATCTAAACCATCAAAATTAACCGTAGTAGGTTTATCATATATAAATGGTTCGTTTTCACCATCAAAGGTCGTAATCAATTGTTGCATAGCATTAATTGTATTTGTATTCTTATAATATGTGTCGTGGTTACCTAGTAAGATATGAGTATCTATTTTCATATCCCATAGTCTTTTCCAGAATTTATTTTGAAAATTATGTGCTGTATTATAATTAATAAACTTCCGTCTATCAACTACATCACCTAAATGGATTAATGTTTTAATATTATGCTCTTGTAAATACGGAAAAAAGATTTCATCAAAAAATCTATTAAAGTATTTTACAAATGCTGGACTATCATTCCTCGCACCAAAATGTGTATCATTTACTAAAGCTATCTTCATTATGTTATATTATAAAGTCTTCCAAATTTGCTTTTGCTTTTCGCACTCGTTTTTTAGTTGCTTTCGCTGTCTTTTTAGCTGTCTTCTTAACTATTTTATTATATGTTTCTTCTGTTGGTATATTCTTCTGTAAAAATTCTGTAAATTGATTTTTAAAAACTCTATCCTCTCCTGGTTGCAATGTCATATCATCATAATTAGCATCCATTATAATCTTCTGTTTAATGATTGTTTGTTTCTTTTCTTTTTGAATTCGTCTCACAAAGGCATAATATATAATTTGTGTAAAGTAAGCAAATGGATTGTTTGACTTTTTTGGATTAAAGTTTCGTAAATATTGTAAACAATTCTCAATACCATCACTTATCATATCGTCTCTAAATGTATAATTAATAAAATTAGGTCTATATGATAAATGGTTTGCAATCTTTAAAAAACACTCGCCTAAATAATTGGTAACAGGAAGTGGTTTGCGTCCTCTCTTCTTCAACTTATCACACTTATCCAAGTACTCAATCATCCCTTGAAGGAACTCTTTGTTATTTACATAGTGTTCTTTCTTCGCTGGTGTTCTAATTCTTTTAGGCTTAATTGTTTCGGGTTCTTTTTTTTCTAAAGCTTTTTTAGATTGTTTTTTCATTATGTTCTCACTATACTATACTTTGTTGTTGTAGTCAATGACCTGTCTATTTTTTTCGGTCCCATACACAGGCTATTGACATAATTAAATTTCTGTGTTATTATCAGCGTGTAGTCGCTGAGAGATAGAGTCTATAGAGCAGCATATATTAATGTATGGTTCTCTTTTTAATTCTATCGTCAGCAATGTCTGGGAATTCATCTAACATATCATTAAATTCTTCTTGTTCAATTCTGGACATTATCTCTCGGTCCATTAGGCGTCTAGTTCTAGGACTATCTTCTCGTATTGCCATTTTATCAATAGCATTATATTCTTTAACAATACCTCTATATTGTTTAATCATATCATCTGTAGCATTAGTTATTGTTAATATCTTATCTTTTGGTATAGTAACCAATTGGTCATTAGTGTAACCTGCCCATTTCACTAAAGCAATATAATCTTTGATACCCAAATTAGTTATTTGAGGTACATACTTTATTTGTAAGGGTTTCTCTAATTGTAGTAACGGCGAATTTGGAGTTTCTTTATCTGTAGGTATAACACACACAACATCTGTACCGTTAATAATCTTAACGACTTTAACCGTTGTTGTTCCGTCTGGATTCATTTCGTTTGCTTTAACCATTGATTACTCCTTTAACTCTATATTGTGTATTTCATAATCAAAACCTTCTTCGTTGTATATATTTATTCTTTCTCTAAAATGCTGTAGGGTATAATTTTCTTTTTCTCCATAAGATACATCATCCGATATATCATATAAAGTTGCACTTGTCTTGTTGTCTCCTAATCGGAGACCACGACCAATAGATTGTAGATTTCTTATACGAGATTTACTAGGGCTACTAAAAACAATATTGTGTAAGTTACGGATATTAATACCAGTACTAAATGTTCCGTAACTGGCGACAATAATCGCATTATCAGATTTTTCTGTGATGGCTCTAATTTCTTCTCTTTCGTCTGCACTAACTCCTCCATAAACGAAAAAAACTTTCCTTTCTTTATCCTTATTTTCTATTAATTCTTTTAATATTCTTCCGTGTTTATCTACATACTGAAATAGGCAAAGTGTATTACCAGATAAACCACAACATAAATTTCGTATGTATTTATTTCTTGCCTTACTTGAACACAAAAAGTCCATTTCTTCCTGATAGGTTTTGTCTTTTAAGAAGTCTCTACTATTCTTACCGTGTGATAGTATTAAACAATTAATTTTAAACTTCGCTAGTTGCTTCTTCTCAATTAAATCTGTAGTTTGAGCTACTCTATTTACAGCACCAAACAAACCTTCTAACACAAGTTTGTGTGTTTTAGAACCATCTAAAGTACCTGTCATACCTATTCTATATTTACAATTAGTCAGTTTAGTCATTATGCTTGTTAGGGACTGGGATTTAAAAAAATGTGCTTCGTCTCCAATAACACAACCAAAATCAGCAAACCATTTTTTAGGTAGTTTATATACTGATTGCCAAGTAGTTATAACCACTTTCTTTGTAGTATCTTTGTCGTGTCCTTGATATATTCTATGAATATGTTTTATGTTATATCCATAGTCTCCAAAATCTTTGTACAATTGTTCTACTAAATTTGTTGTAGGTACAATAATCAATACTCTACCTGCTTTCTTTTCTCTTAATCTTAATAGTTGGAACCTTAATATTAAGTATGCTATAAGGGATTTACCAGACGCTGTAGGTGATAGTAACAAACATCTATCTTCTTGTATAGCGTGATAGAAAGCGTTAAACTGATAGTCTCTAATAGTCAAATCAGGTATCTTTAATGCTTTACAAAATTTAGCACACTCTAACTTATCTAATGGTTTTTTATCTTCTTTTAATTTAGATACAATTGTTATATTTTTGTTCTTACAAAATTCTCTTATATATGGTAACAGACCATAGTATATTTCACCACTAGCATATTTAAACAAACGAATTTTGCCATCCCAATACCTGCTTCTATATTGTGGCATAAACTTATAACCAGGTACCTCAAAGGTAAAATGGTCACCAAGTTCTCTACGGATATCACTTTCCGCTTCTATGGAAAGATAGACTTCGTTTTTCTTTTCTAGGATTAAATACCGATTTTCAACCATTAATTAAATAGCGCCAGATGTAAACTTTCGCCACTCAATTGCGTCTTTAATTAAAAATCCTCTATTAGATATTTGTTTGATTGTCTTGTCTAGGAAATCACATATAGTTTTTAAATAATCTACTTTTTGTTTTAACTTTATGTAATCTTCGTCTGCTTCAATATACTTATCAACATCATATTTTAGAATTTTTAAATTGAATGGTTTAGTTTGATATACAGCTGGGTCTGCTTTTCCTGTGTAATATTCCCACTTATGTAGTTTTATGATTGCTAAATCACTTTCAGTTTTAGAAAGCAATAGTTTAAACTTATTGTAGTGTTTTAAAAATTCATTGTGTAGTTGAGGTGTTTTTAGAGCTTCTAAATCAAGCTCCGTATCATTAATCTTTACTTTTGTTTCTACGAGTTCCTGTAATTCTTCAAGTGTCATAATAAATCCAATGTTATTTTATATTGTAATTAATATTATATATTACACTATATCTAGTGTTTTGTCAATAACCTATGATGTTTTAAACTCAGCTTTTTTGCCAGGATCAGCAAATTCATAGTACGCATATTTAAAAGTAACCGTTGAGCTTACATAGGTTATATCACTTGCTTGTTGTGAGAAACCTACACCAGTTATTGCTGTAGGAAATATGTCTGTAAATCTAACTTCTTTAATTACATTATTTTTTGCTGATAAAATTGATAGTGTAGCGTCTGATAGTGTACCTCCAGCAGGAGTAGCTGCTGTTGCACCTTCTTTTCCTTGAACAGGAAATCTATCTTTTCCTGCACCTAATAAAGCAGCGTAATCTTTATGGTCAATTGGATTTCCTAGTCCTCTTATCCAACTATATATTTCTTCATAATTTTCAAACTTTTCATCTACCATAAATGTAACTTGTAAGTCTCCAAAATCAAGCTTATTGCCAGGCAAAGGTATATCTCTTAATTGAGTTACCTGTGTGGCATTGTCTGCTTGTAGACTTGGTATATTAACCTCAGTACAAAAGTATTCTACTTTAGGAAGTTTTGTAATTTTAAACTTAAACTGCGCTGGACTAGCGTAATCTAGTTGTGTAGGTTGTCGTGTGATTGAATCTGTTGTTGTCATACTACTATTTATATGAGTTTTTAGACCAAAAAAAAGGCGAGATTTTTTAGGTCTCGCCTTTTTCTATATCAGTTTACAGATTATGCAAGATTTGTAACTTGTACTCTTCTGTAATATCTATTTTTGTTAGCAGCACCTGAACCGTCAATAACAGCGTCATCACCAGAACCAGATTCAGCAAAAGGATTTGCTTGAAGTCCGTATCTTGTTTTGAAACCAATTTTCGGTTGGAAAGTGTCCTGACCAACAGCTCTAACCATTTGTAAAGGTACATATGGGCAATAGAACATACCAGCGTCATAAGGGCTTGAGCCTTTATAACCAACTACATAAAATTGTTTAGCAGCTGTGTTTGCAGAATATGGGTCTATATACACTTTAAATCTACCGTTAAGAACACCAGCAAAAGTATTGCCTGTGTCATCAACATTTAGATTGTTATTAAGTGCAGGAGCATAGTCTAGGATGCCAGCCATTTGTAATGCAGAAGCAACATCAGAAGAACATACGATTATGTTCCCTTTTCCTCTTCTGGTTCTTACAGCGATAGCGTTAGCGTCTCTTTCTAGTTGGAACATAAGTCCTTTAAATCTTTCAACAGACCATCTTCCGTTTGAGTCTGTATCTAAATCAAAGATTCCAGCAGTTGTAGTATCTACAGCAGCGCCTTTTTCAGCGTTAATGTAAATTGTTCTAACTACTTCTCTATTAATTTCTGCTAAAATTTCAGCAGATAAGATATTAGCAAGTTCAGTTTCAGCGTCTAAGCCATGAATTGCTTTAAGGTCTTGTGCTAATTCCATTGTGTACTCAGCTTTAAGTGCTCTACTTTTAGCAGTTACCGTTGACTTCTCAATTGAGAATGCCATTTCAGCAAATGCGTTTCCAGCAGCGTCACCTAATGCTTCAGCCGTAGCTGTAGCCATTCCGTCAGCAGCAGTATAAGTGCCTGGCGAACCGTCATTAAGTACAGATGGATTTGTTTGTGGTGATGATGTATGTGAAGATGTACCACTATCTCCAGGAATATCTGCGTTAGCAGCGTTTCCAGAAAATGCAGATTCAGCTTCGTCAAATAATGCTTCAGTTCCCGCTTGTGTTTTATAT